GAATTCCTTTAGATCAGTTACCCCGTTATTCCTTAGCTCTTTTATAGCCCTCTTATGGGTAATTGTGGTGCCCTCTGCGCTGTCAAAGTATGTCATCTGTGTTTCACCATAAACCTCAGGGTCGGGAGTTTCTTGAACCTCGCGGCTTACTACTTTTAAGCCCTTATAGCCTTGCGACCTCAAAGTAGTTTGCTCACACTCTTTTTCTTCCTGAACTTCGCTTTTAATAAAGCTACCAAAGAGAACCTCTTGAACCCCTTCGATTGTACCTACTAACTCGTAATAGTTCATAATGTCACCTTTATATATAATTGATTGATGCGGTCAGTATAGGGTAGGTTGTATGCTTGTCAATACTATCAATCATAATCCACAACAATAGTGCAGATAACTTTGATGAATGGTACCAGGTGATCATTATATAGTGGTATAGATATGAACCAGGGTAACCATATAAAGAGTCAATGGGGCAACCCCAACAACACTCATCCTTTGCCAATTGATAATGATAATCATTTGCATTTCCTATAAACTTTCCTTATTAATTTGCTTCATTTATAAATAGAAAGGTCGGGGGAGGGAATTGTGGTTTTTTATTTTTAGTAGTACCACCCCAGATACTAAAAAAGGTGGATTTGGAACCCCCAATTTTTCCATATTTAATTTAACGAGAAATTAACGAAAGAGTACCGAAAGAAACCCTGTCCAAGTGCTTGTTTATATTATATTTTTTTGTAAAAAACAAAAGACAGGGAAAATCACAGGCCAGAACAGGACAGAAAAAGCAGAATCTGTACTGATTGATCGCTACGCGATGAGATATATCTTAATCTTTTTTTCGTTAAACTCTTGATTCTTTCGTAAAAATATGATATAATATACTTATCCTTAGAAGTTACTAAGGAAATAATAATAAACAAAACAAACGATCTCTTAAACTTCCTTAGTTTTGCTAAGGCAACCTCCAAGAATATATGATAAGCAGCGAAGCTATTGCCTGTTTATTTTGTAGAATCATAGTCTCTCCGTTAAGGGTAAAGAGTATCAGAATGTCCGAGAATCCAGTAGAGAAAGAAGATACTACTTTAAAAGCAAAAGCAGAAGAACGAAAGAACAGTACAGAAGCAAAGGAGCAACGAGCTAGAAAGAGGGGCAGAGGAAGGCCCAAGAAAACAGAGATTGCTAAACGTAAGAAACCTGGAACCATTGGTAGACCTAAAGGGGATGCTGATGCAATCAGGGAATACAAAGCAAGGCTCTTAGCTTCACCCAAGTCCAGAAGGGTTTTGGATTCTATTCTTAATGCTGCACTGGATGATGAACATAAGAATCAAGCAGCAGCATGGAAACTACTGGTTGATCGTCTAATGCCTCTTTCGTACTTTGATAAGGACAAGGCAGGGACAGGGAAAGCCAGTGTTAACATTACAATTACAGGTGTAGGTGGTGAGATAGAAACCATAGGAACAGGAGATCCTGAACCGATTGAGGGGGACTACATTAACCTAATGCCTAGTGACGAGGAGACATAGTGAAGTATTTTGATATCTCTGAATTTGATTGTAAGCACACAGGAAAGAACAAGATGGATCCTTTGTTTTTGTCTAGGCTGGATAGTCTTAGGGATATCTGTAATTTTTCTTTCGTTATAACATCTGGATATCGTGATCTTAGCCATCCTGTAGAGACAGTAAAATCTAAAGGTGGAACACATACACAAGGAATTGCTGCTGATATTGCAGTTAACTTTGGAAGTCAAAGGTATACTATTGTAAGAGAGGCAATGAAACTAGGATTTACTGGAATAGGTATTGCTGATTCTTTTATTCACGTTGATCTTCGTAAAACAACCCCTGTTGTTTGGGCTTATTAGGTTTTGAGTACCGACCTAAACATCAAGCTATTACCCTGGCAACAAGAAGTCTGGGACAGCAAAGCAAGGTTTAAAGTTGTAGCTGCTGGACGAAGGACTGGTAAATCCAGACTGGCTGCTTATCAGCTTATTTTCTATGCCTTGCAGGTTAAGTCTGGTCATGTGTTCTATGTTGCTCCTACACAGGGACAGGCTAGGGACATTATGTGGCAAGCCTTGCTTGAGGTAGGACATCCTGTTGTTAGGAGTAGTCACATTAACAACCTACAGATAACCCTAATTAACGGGGCTACTATTTCGTTAAAAGGGGCAGACAGACCAGAGACAATGCGTGGTGTGTCATTGAAGTTCTTGGTCATGGATGAATATGCAGATATGAAACCAAGCGTCTGGGAACAAATCCTAAGACCTGCACTGGCTGACCAGAAGGGTTCAGCTATGTTTATTGGTACACCAATGGGTCGTAACCACTTTTATGATCTGCATCAATTAGCTTCAAGTGGAATAGACGATACGTATCAAGGTTGGCATTTTACTTCGTATGATAACCCAATGCTTGATCCAGAGGAGATAGACACAGCAAAGAAAACAATGTCCTCCTTTGCTTTTCGTCAAGAGTTCTTGGCTTCGTTTGAGGCACAAGGTTCTAATATTTTTAAGGAAGAGTGGATCAAAATTGATACAGAAGAACCTGATGATGGTGAATACTACATTGCTGTTGACCTTGCTGGTTTTGATGATGGAACCAAAAGAAGCAGGAAATCCAAACTGGATAACACAGCAATATCAATCGTCAAGGCAAACCAGGATGGTTGGTACGTAAAAGAGATAGTCTATGGTAGATGGACTTTTGATAAAACAGCAGAACAGATATTCAATGCTGTAGAAAAATACGATGCTGTATCAGTTGGGATTGAGAAAGGGATAGCAAGACAGGCAATCATGTCACCCTTAACCGACTTAATGAAAAGACGTAATAAGTTCTTTCGTATTGAAGAACTAACACATGGTAATAAGAAGAAAACAGATCGTATTGTTGCTGCACTGCAAGGTAGGTTTGAACATAAACGTATTGTGATAGAGGAAGGAGACTGGAATATAGAGTTTCTTGACCAGTTGTTTCAATTCCCTAACCCATTAGTTCACGATGACTTGATTGATTCATTGGCATACATAGACCAACTTGCAAAAATTGCATATTCGTATGATTTTGAGCAAGACAACTACGAAGTATTTGACGAGATAGCAGGATACTAAATAATGAGTAAAGACTACGACACAACAGACACCCTAGAAGCATGGGTAATGAACAAATGTGATGGGTGGCGTGACCATTTTGAGACAAACTATTCAGGGCGTTTTGACGAATACTACAGGATTTGGCGTGGAATCTGGGATGCAAGTGATTCTATGCGTATGTCAGAGCGTTCTCGTCTTATTTCGCCCGCTACACAGCAAGCAGTAGAATCATCCGTTGCTGAGATTGAAGAAGCCACCTTTGGCCGTGGTAATTTCTTTGATATTCGTGATGATCTTCAAGATCCTGATCCTCGTGATGTAGGTTTTCTTAAGAAACAGCTAACAGAAGACCTGAACTTTGCTAAGACACGTAGCTCTGTTGCTGAATGTTTGATTAATGCTGCTGTCTTTGGTACTGGTATTGGGGAACTAATGCTGGAAGAGACAACAGAACTTACTCCAGCAACACAACCAGCAATGGATGGTCAAATGACTGCCATTGGTGTTATGAAAAAAGACAGGTTTATTGTAAAACTTGATCCTGTAATGCCACAAAACTTTTTGATTGATCCGCTTGCTACTAGTATTGAAGATGCTTTGGGTGTTGCAATTGATAAGATGGTGCCAGAACATCAGGTTAGAATGAACATAGACTCTGGTATCTACATGGACGTAGACTTTGAGTGTACTCCGTCTGATCCTGACCTAGAAGATGCCAGTAAAGTAAACCCTGTTTACGAAGATGGAATGGTACGACTGACCAAATACTATGGTCTTGTACCAACAGAACTTCTTAAAGAGTCAATTAATGTTGAACTAAGTCAAGATGGCGACGAAACAGAGGAAGTAATAGAACTTGCAGATGAAGACGATGAAAGCAGTTACACAGAAGTTATTTTGGTAATTGCTAATGGATCTACACTGCTTAAGGTAGAAAAGAATCCCTACATGAAGGGTGATCGTCCTGTTGTTGCATTCTCTTGGGATATTGTACCTTCTCGTTTCTGGGGCCGTGGCATTTGTGAGAAGGCTTACAACAGTCAGAAAGCCCTTGATACAGAGCTTCGTGCGCGTGTTGATGCTCTTGCATTGACTGTACACCCAATGATGGCTATTGACGCTTCTCGTATGCCTCGTGGTGCTAAGTTGGATATACGTCCTGGTAAAACATTGCTTACAAACGGGAACCCTGCTGAAATCCTACAACCATTTAATTTTGGTTCTTTGGATAAGGTGACTTTTAGCCAAGCACAACAGCTACAATCAATGGTACAACAGTCTACTGGTGCTATTGATTCTGCTGGAATTCCTGCTTCTATTAATGGAGAAGGAACAGCAGCGGGTATTTCAATGGGATTGGGAGCAATAATTAAGCGTCATAAGCGCACCTTGATTAACTTCCAAGAGAACTTCTTGATTCCGTTTATTGAGAAAGCTGCTTGTCGTTATATGCAGTTTGTTCCTGAGTTGTATCCTGTTAAAGACTACAAGTTTGTAGCAACCAGTACTCTTGGCATCATTGCTCGTGAGTATGAGACTACACAACTTGTTCAGTTGTTGCAAACCATGCCACAGGAATCTCCTGTTTATAATCTGCTTGTTACTGCTGTTGTTGATAACATGGCTATTTCTAATCGTGATGAAATCATTGCAGCAATTCAGCAAGCAGCACAGCCTAATCCACAATCACAACAGTTGCAACAAGTACAAACTCAAATGCAGATGGAATCTGCTATGGCACAGCTTGAGAATATTAAAGCACAAACTGCTGAGGTTGTTAGTCGTGTACAACAGAACAATGTTGAGACTCAGTTGCTGCCAATTGAAGAAGAAACTCGTCGTATTGCTGCTATGTCTAAGAACATGCCAGTGGATGAGTTTAAGAAATTGGTGGAATACGCCAAGTTACAATTAAAAGAAAAGGAAATTAACGTTAAGGAAAACATGGTGGAGATGCAAATGCGTCAGGCTGGTAATAACTAGTAGTTATACTGCTTGACATATCCATTCATTTGTGTTATAATATGAGAGTAGCCAATGAGTATTGAGAAATACTACGAAAACTACATGGACTTATTTCAACAAGAAGGTTGGAAGCAGTTAAAGGAAGATTTACAAGACACTGCTGACTCCATTCATATCCTAAGTCTTAATGACTCTAAGGATTTACACCTAGCACAAGGACAGCTTAATGTCCTGCATAGACTATTGTCATGGGAGGAAGCCATTGGCAATAGCTACGATGAGTTTTTACGAGAGGGATTGAACGATGAAACGTCTGTTTGATTTCACTTGTGATAAAGGCCACACAGAGGAACAATACGTTGATCCAGAAATAAAGGAATCAACCTGTACTCAGTGTGGTTCAACCAGTAAGCGGATAATCTCAGGAACATCCTTTAAGCTAGATCATACCTTTCCATCGGTTAATTTGAAATGGGCTAGGGATCATGAAAGAGCCGCTAAAAAGAACTAACCACAATCTTCACAATACTTTTAAAGTACGGAGAAATACATTAAATGACTAGAATAGTTGATCCTCTTGATAACCAAGAATTGAGTCTAGGCGAAAACGAAGAACTTGTAAACCCTTCTGATACTGACAACCCTAAAGAACAGGAATTAGTGGCAGAGGTAGAAGAACAAGACCAATCAGTACAAGAAGAACAGAAAGAGTCTTTTGAACTTCCCGATAAGTACAAAGACAAGCCTGTTGAAGAACTTGTACGTATGCACCAAGAAGCTGAGAAGTTACTTGGCAGACAAGGTACAGAGGTTGGTGAACTTCGTAGAGCCGTAGACGACTTGCTCAAGACAAAACTAGACGAGTTTAAAGGTGGTAATGAAGTAGAAGATCAAGAAGAAGATTTTGATTTCTACGAGAACCCCAAAGAGGCTGTTAACCGCACACTTGAGAAAAGCGAAACAATCCAGCAAATGAAACAGATGCTTGCACAACAACAGCAAGCAGAAATTTTAAAGATGATTGAGAACAAATATCCTGACTATAGAGACACCATTCAAAATGAAAACTTTGTTGAGTGGATCAAGGCATCTAAAGTTAGGACTGAGCTTTTACAAAGGGCTGATAAATACGATCTTGACGCTGCACTTGAATTACTTGAAAACTGGAAAGAGCTAAAAGGCACAGTTGAAAAAGTAAAAGGAGTGAATGAAAAGGATCGTAAACTACAGCGTAAGGCGGCCAGCACTGGTGGGGGCGGTTCATCTGAACCAGTTTCTCGTAAGATCTATCGTCGTACTGATCTAGTTAATTTAATGAGAACCAACCCTCGCAAGTATATGGCTAGTGTTGAAGAGTATGACAGAGCCTATGCTGAAGGGAGGGTTAAATAATCCAAACTTTTTAAAGGTATTTTATCATGGCACTTGGAACTGACCACGTAACAAACACAACCGCAGCAACTTTTATTCCAGAAATTTGGAGTGATGAGATCGTTGCTGCATACCAGAGCAATCTGGTACTGGCTAACCTTGTAAAGAAAATGTCCCACGCTGGTAAGAAAGGCGATACTATCCATATCCCTAAACCTACCCGTGGTACTGCTTCTGCTAAAGCTGCTTCTAGTCAGGTTACCCTGATTGCTGCTACTGAATCAGAAGTACAGGTTTCAATCAACAAGCACTACGAGTATTCTCGTCTGATTGAAGACATCACTGACGTCCAATCGCAGCCTTCACTGCGCCAATTCTACACTCAAGATGCTGGCTATGCTCTGGCTAAACAAGTTGACGATGACCTGTTTGCTTTGGGTAAGTCCTTGGGTGATAGCGATGGTGCTGACTGGGTTCACAGCAACTCTTTCTACATTGATGGCTCTAACGGTTTGGCTGCTTACGCTGTTGATACTGTAGCTTCTACTGATCTGTTCACTGACCTGGCTTTCCGTGGCGCAGTACAACAACTGGATGATGCTGACGTACCGATGGATGGACGTTTTATTGTTGTTCCTCCGTCTGTTCGTAACACCATTATGGGCATTGATCGTTACAACTCTAGCGACTTCGTAGATGGTCGTGGTGTAATGAATGGTCAAATTGGCTCACTGTATGGTGTAGACGTTTACGTTTCTAGCAACTGTCCTGTCATTGAAACTGCTGCTGAGAATGCTGCTGGTGGTGACGTTAAAGCTGCTATCTTTGGCCACCAAGACGCTTTTGTTCTGGCTGAACAATTGGGTGTTCGTACTCAAACTCAGTACAAACAAGAGTACTTGGGTGACTTGATGACTGCTGATACCCTGTATGGTGTACAAGTAGTTCGTCCTGAGTCTGCTATTGTAATTGCTGTTAATGCTTAAGGCTTAACACACAGGGGAAAGCCATTAGGTGAGTACCCTGTTTTTTACGTTTAAAAGATTACAATGGGCAGGTACTTAAATGGCTATATATCGTGGTGATGGTGGTGCTGGTGATGCTACAAATAACATTACCATTAACCAAATTACAGAGCTAAGTTCAGACGCACAAGCTGCTGCTGTTGCTGCTGCAAGTTCTGCTACATCTGCTTCTTCATCTGCTAGTGCAGCAAGCACATCTGCTACTAATGCTGCAAGTTCTGCTACATCTGCTGGTACATCAGCTACCAATGCTGCTTCTTCTGCCTCTTCTGCTTCTACTTCTGCAAGTAATGCAAGTACAAGTGAAACCAATGCCGCAGCTTCTGAAACCGCTGCTGCTGCAAGTGAGGCTGCTGCCGCACTAAGTGAAACTGCTGCTGCTGCTTCTGAAACTAATGCTGCTAGTTCTGCATCTTCGGCCAGCACATCAGCAAGTACAGCAACTACTCAAGCAACTAATGCTGCAACTTCAGCAACTAATGCAGCTACTTCTGCTAGTGCTGCTTCTACATCTGAAACAAATGCAGCTACTTCAGAAACTAATGCTGCAACCTCTGAGACAAATGCCGCAGCCAGTGCTACTAGCGCATCAAACGATGCAGCAACAGCCACTACAAAAGCATCAGAGGCTTCTACAAGCGCATCTAATGCTGCTACTTCAGAAACCAATGCTGCTGCTTCAGAGTCTGCGGCTGCAACATCTGCTACAAATGCAAG